CAAGAGCTGGGCCGGACGTGCGACCTTCGCCATGGTGCCGACCCTCTCGCGACCCACCAATCTGGCCGCGATGCCCGCGCTCGACCTGCTGGTCATCGACGAGGCGCATCACGCGGTGGCTGACAGCTACCGCCGGATCATCGATCATGTCCGGGGTGCCAACCCCGCCTGCCGGATCTTCGGCGTCACCGCCACGCCGAACCGGGGTGACCGCAAGGGTCTGCGCGAGATCTTCGACAATGTCGGCGACCAGGTGCGGCTGGGCGAGCTGATCGCCTCGGGCCACCTCGTCCCACCCCGCACCTACGTCATCGACGTCGGCGTGCAGGACCAACTGCGCGCGGTGCGCAAGAGCGCCGCGGATTACGACATGACCGAGGTCGCGCAGATCATGAACCGCGCGCCGGTGACGGACGAGGTGGTCCGGCACTGGCAGGAAAAGGCGAGCGAGCGGCCGACCGTGGTCTTCTGCTCCACCGTCGCCCATGCCGCAAACGTCGCGGCGGCCTTCAAAGGCGCAGGTGTTTCGGCGGCCGTCATCCATGGCGATCTCGATGCCAGCACGCGTCGCCGGATCCTCGCCGCCTATGCCTCAGGCGAAATCCGCGTCATCGTCAACGTGGCCGTGCTGACCGAGGGCTGGGACCATCCGCCCACCTCCTGCGTCGTGCTGCTGCGGCCGAGTTCCTACAAGTCCACCATGATCCAGATGGTCGGGCGCGGCCTGCGCACAGTGGATCCCGAGGAACACCCCGGTGTCGTCAAAACCGACTGCATCGTGCTGGATTTCGGGACATCGAGCCTGATCCACGGCACGCTGGAACAGGATGTCGATCTCGACGGCAAGCTTGATCCCGGTGAGGCGCCGACGAAGACCTGTCCGGCCTGTGAAGCGGAAATCCCTCTCGCGGCCACCGAATGCCCGCTGTGCGGTGAGGCTTTCCCGCGTGAGATCCCGGAGACCGGCGAAGGCGCGGATGCCATCCCGCTCTCGGGTTTCATCATGTCCGAGATCGACCTCTTGAAACGATCGAGCTTCGCATGGGTCGATCTCTTCGGCGATGACGCCGCGCTGATGGCCAACGGCTTCAATGCCTGGGGCGGGATCTTCTTTCTCGAAGGCCGTTGGCACGCGGTGGGCGGTGCGAAGGGTCGCGCGCCCCGATTGCTCGGTGTGGGGGAGCGGACGGTCTGCCTCGCGCAGGCCGATGACTGGCTGAACGAATACGAGACCGACGAAAGCGCCTTCAAATCGAAGGGCTGGTTGAATCAAGCTGCGACCGAAAGACAGCTGCAGTACCTGCCGCCTGAGTTCCGACAGGACTATGGCCTGACCCGCTATCGCGCCTCGGCGCTGATGACCTTCGGCTTCAACAAGCGCGAAATCCGCCAGCTCGTCGGCCGTGCCAGCCCGGGTATCGGGAGGGCGGCGTGACCCATGCCGGGCAAATTGCACCCCTTCCTGAACCGGCCCGCCATTGGCACCCGCGCCTGCAACCTTGCGCCGTCTGCCTGCGCCCGGCGCAAGGCTTCGGCTTCTTCAACCCCGCCAAACCACGCCCTCGCAAGCATCGCTGGTTCTGCTCGATGCCCTGCCAGGGATGGTTCGCGGCCCGCCATCGCAAAGGACTGACCATGCAGGGAATGACCGAGGAAGAGCGCGCGGCCATCGCGTTGGTGATGAAGCGTTTAGGCCAGACGATGGAGCAGATCGGCTGGGACAAGCGGCTTCGCGATCTCACGGCGGCTGAGGTTACCGCCCTGATCGAGGAAGTGCTGGAGGGCTATGGCGCCGAGATGTCGCGCATCGCCGCCACGGCGGAGGTGCCGTTCTGATGCTGGACTACAATCACCGCCCCGGCATTGCCGAACGCGTCAACACTGCCGTCGACGCCGCGCTCATCGCCGAGCGCGCGGCCACGCCATCCCGAACCTATCTCGGCGCATCCCGGCTGGGCCATGCCTGCGAGCGCGCCCTGCAGTTCGAATTCGCGGGTGCGCCCAAGGACGACGGTACGGATTTCGGCGGTCAGACGCTGAGGATCTTCGAGATCGGCCACCAGCTCGAGGGTCTGGCTATCCGCTGGCTGCGCGCGGCCGGGCTCGACCTTTACACCCGCAAGGGCAACCGCCCCGAGGGCGAGCAGTTCGGCTTTTCCGTCGCGGGTGGGCGCATCCGGGGCCACGTCGACGGGATCATCGCTGCGGCACCTGCGCCGCTAGGCATCGGCGTTCCAGCGCTTTGGGAATGCAAGACCATGAATGCCAAGAACTGGCGGGCCTGCGTCAAGGACGGGGTCGCTGTCGCCAAGCCCGTCTATGCCGCGCAGATGGCACTCTACCAGGCCTACATGGAAGGGACCGTCCCCGGCATCTCGGCCAATCCGGCGCTGTTTACGGCGATCAACAAGGACACCGCCGAACTGCACCACGAGCTTGTGCCCTTCGACGCAGGGCTCGCGCAGCGCATGTCGGACCGGGGCGTCCGGATCCTGCAGGCGACCGATGCGGGCGAGCTGCTTCCCCGCATCGCTACCAATCGTGACTTCCTCGAATGCCGCTTCTGCCCATGGGCCGCGCGCTGCTGGGGGCTGCCCGGATGAGTGACGACAAGATCATCCACTTCAGCCCCTGGCAGGATTTCAACGACGCCCCTTCGGCCGAAGATCCGTTTGGCGTTGAGCCCGACCCGGTCCAGATCGCGACGTTCCTTGATGTCGTGTTCGGCTGGTGTGAGGGCCAGATCCCGGTCCGTGGCTTTGTCGACATGGGGCAGGGCAAGGAGGGCCGGCCGCACAACGTCTGGATCGACGCTGACGCCACAGCACCGGGCAAGCTTGCGACCTTCGCCAACTGGGCCTGGCGCGAAGGGGCCGCCGTCTACGTGATCCCCGGCACGGTCGCCGGGGCAGGGCAGGCCAAAGCCGCCGAAGTCCTGCAAATGCAGGCACTGGTCGTCGATCTCGACGCGGGCGACATCCCTGCCAAGCTCGCCCACCTGCTGCGCCATCTGGGTCAACCCACCCTGATCATCGAGAGCGGCGGGCGGACGCCCGAAGGTGCCAGCAAGCTCCATGTCTGGTGGAAGATGACCGAACCCGCCGAGGGGGCGGCGCTGGCCAGTCTTTGCCGCCTGCGGGGCGAGATTGCCCTGAAGGTTGGCGGCGACACGCATTTTCGGTCGGCGCACCAGCCGATCAGAGTGGCAGGCACAGTCTATCACAAGCATGGCAATCAGCGCCTGGTGCAAATCCGCGAGCACCACTCCGTCGAGGTCGATCTCGATGAGTTCGCAGAGCGCGTCGCCGAAATGCCGCCGTTGCCGGGTGCCGGGATGGTCGACAGGGGCAGTGTCACCCCGGACAAGCCCCGCCTCGACGATGTCTTGGTGACCCCGGTGCGCGAGGGCGGGCAGGACGACTGGTCCCGTTTTGAGGGGGCATCGGCCGCGATCGGCCATTTCATCCGCCTGGTCCACGAAGGCCGGATGTCGAAGGACGAGGGCTGGCAGGCGATCTGCGGCTACAATGCCGCCATGTTGCGGCCCTCCTGGCCGATCGAGCGCCTACAGCGCGAGTCCGAGCGGCTCTGGGATCTGCATGTGCAGAAGAACGGGCCGCCGCTGGTCCGCCTCGATAGCGCAGCCCCCACACCCAGTGAAATGCCCACCTACACGCTCGGCGCGCTGCTGGATGATACCAGCCCGATGCCCGAGGACATCATCGCGCCCCGCGTGCTGACGCCGGGCGGCCTGCTGGTGCTGGGCGGTGCGCCGAAGGTCGGCAAGAGCGATCTGACGATCAGCTGGCTCGTGCACATGGCCGCCGGTCAGCCCTTCCTCGGCTTCACCCCGCCGCGCCCGCTGCGGGTGTTCTACCTGCAGGCCGAGATCCAGTATCACTACCTGCGCGAGCGGCTGAGCCAGATCGCGCTGCCCGCCAGGGTTCTGGCCGCCGCACGCGACACCTTCGTGGCAACGCCGAAGCTGAAGATGCTGCTCGATACCGAGGGCAGCATGCGGGTGGCGCGCGCCATCCAGGCGGCCTTCCCGGATGTGGGCCCGGACATCATCTGCATCGACCCGATCCGCAACCTCTTCGACGGCGGGCCGGCCAATTCATATGGGGGCAGCGGCGGCGAAAACGACAACACCGCCATGATGTTCTTCCTCAAGGACCGGGTCGAGGTGCTGCGGGATTACATTAACCCCGCCTGCGGGGTGATCCTGGTCCATCACACGCGAAAGCTGTCGAAGCAGCAGCTGAAGGATGATCCTTTCCTCGCCCTGTCGGGGGCCAGCGCGCTCCGGGGCTTCTACACCTCCGGCCTGATCCTGCACCGGCCAGACGAGGACGCACCGGAGCGCAAGCTCGAGATCGAGCTCAGGAATGGGCCCGCGCTGCCCTCGAAGCTGATCGACAAGGTTGGCGGCCAGTGGGTCGAGATCAACCCGATGAACGAGCGCCTGGTGCGCGCCGAAGTTGGCGCGAAATACGACGCCGAGCGCATTCGCAAGCAGGAGGTAATCCTCTCCATTTTGCTCGAGGAGGCGGCCGAGGGGCGGCTCTACACCGTCAACCAGTTCGCCGAGGTCTTCGAGAACAAGGGCGGTCTGGGCGGCAAGGATGCTATCCGCGACCGGATTGCCGTGCAGGCCACCAAGGGCGCGGTCAAGTTCGTCCGCAACGCGGCCCCCTATGGCCTTGGGCCCTCACGCTCGCGCTTTGGCTACCTCTGCGTCGAGGGAATGGTCATGCCCACGGGCGGCGAGGAGGTCGATCCGGAGACCGGCGAAGTGTGCCCCGTCCGCGTTGCGGTGCTGCCGACCCATTACAAGTCGCCGCAGACCGGCGCGCTTCTCGAGGTCGAAAACCCGCATGTCTGGGTCTATCCCGAGGGGGAACGGCCATGATCACCCCCGATACCTGCTTTGCGTTGAATTGCGCAAAGGCCAGTTTGAACCAGATTGGCCGTGCTGCCGAAACTGCCTTGCTATTCTCACGCAGAACCACGCAGGCGCCAGTTGTAACCAGTTTCGGCCCGCTTCCGAAACTGCCCCTGCAGGATTGCGCGGATGCCGCAACGGCTACGCTGCAGCCAGTTTCGGCAGGATCGACCGAAACCCACCTCCCTAAACTGGAATTCCTGTTTCCTGTCAGTGTCTTGGTGCGTGTTCCAAGTTTCGGGGGTGAAACCACCCCCTACGGGGGTGGGGGAGAACGCCGCAGGCGGGTTCTCCCTCGCCCACCCCCAGGGGTTTCGCGCGCGTGGCCTGTCGCTGGTCTGACCACCCGCCCTGACAACCGCAGTCCCGACCTTCCGCAACATTCACCCGATGTCGCTTTCCACCGAGCAGCCAACCAGAAGAGGAGACCACCCATGGCTGACCTGACCTTTGCCCATCGGCGCAAGGTCTTCCTCGTGTCGACGCCCACCATCCGGGGGCTGAGCCGGATCGAACGGGAATACGAGGCCAGCGACCAGCGGCGGTACTTCGTGCCGTGCCCGCATTGCGGCCACGCGCAATGGCTGAAGTTCGACCGGCTGCGCTGGGAGAAGGGCCGCCCGGAGACGGCGGAATATCACTGCGAGGGCTGCGAGAGGCCCATCGCGGAGCACCACAAGACGGCGATGCTGGAGAGCGGCGAATGGCGGGCGACCGCCACCGCCGCCGATCCGACCACGGTCGGGTATCACCTCTCGGCGCTCTATTCGCCGATCGGCTGGCTGAGCTGGGAGCGGATCGTGCGGGCATGGGACGCGGCCCAAGGGTCGGACGAGGCGATCAAGGCGTTCCGCAACACGATCCTTGGCGAGACATGGGTCGAGACCGGGGAAGCGCCGGACTGGCAGCGGCTCTACGACCGCCGCGAGGCTTGGAAACCGGGCACGGTGCCGGCCGGCGGGCTGTTCCTGACCGCCGGGGCCGACGTGCAGAAGGACCGGATCGAGGTCGATGTCTGGGCCTGGGGCCGCGGGCTGGAAAGCTGGCTCGTCGATCACGTCGTGATCGAGGGTGGGCCGGATCGGCACGACGCGTGGTCGGAGCTGACCGCGCTGCTGGATCGATCCTGGCTCCACGAGCGCGGCGCGCATCTGCGCATCGCGCGGCTCGCCATCGACACCGGCTACGAGGCCCCGGCGGTCTATTCCTGGTCGCGGGCGCAAGGCTTCGCGCAGGTGTCGCCGGTCAAGGGCGTCGAGGGGTTCAACCGCTCGAGCCCGGTCTCGGGGCCGACCTTCGTCGACGCGACAGAGGGCGGCAAACGCCTGCGGCGCGGGGCGCGGCTCTGGACCGTGGCGGTGTCGACCTTCAAGGCCGAGACCTACCGCTTCCTGCGGCTGGAGAGGCCGACGACCGAGGAACGTGCCGAGGGCGCGGCCTTTCCGTCCGGCACGATCCACCTGCCGACATGGGTGGAGAGCGAATGGCTGAAGCAGGTCGTGGCCGAACAGCTGGTGACGGTGCGCACCAAGCGCGGCTTCGCCCGGCTGGAATGGCAGAAGCTGCGCGAGCGCAACGAGGCGCTGGACTGCCGGGTCTACGCCCGCGCCGCCGCCTGGATCGCGGGCGCGGACCGCTGGCCCGACGAGAAATGGCGCGACCTCGAGGATCAACTCGGGGCCGCCCCCACCGACACCGATCCCGCCGGGCAGATCAACCGGCCGGGACAGGCCCCACAGGGCAAACGTCGCTCCGACTGGATCGGGCGGCGCGGAGGATGGTTCTGAACATGACCGACTGGACGGAAACCGAGCTCTCGGCGCTGCGCCGGGCCTATGCCAGCGGCACGACCCGGGTCAGCTACGACGGCAAGTCGGTGGACTACGGCTCGGCCGAGGATCTGCTCGTCCGCATCCGCACCATCGAACGCGCGATTGCGAGTGTGGGGCGGCCGCTTCCGATCGCCGGACTCGCTGGCTTCTCGCGCGGGGACCGCTGATGTCGGCGAACTGGTTCGATAGGGCCATTGCCTCTGTCGCCCCTCGGGCCGCCGCGCGGCGTGTCCTGGCACGGCAGGCCTTCGAGACCCTGACGCGTGGCTATGACGGTGCTGCGAAAGGCCGACGGACGGACGGGTGGCGCGCGCCGGGATCTTCGGCCGACACCGAGATCGGCGTCGCCGGGGCGCTCTTGCGCGACCGGATGCGCGATCTGGTGCGCAACAATCCGCATGCGGCCAAGGCCGTGGCGGTGCTGGTGAACAACATTGTCGGTTCGGGCATCA